AGCGTTGTTCAACTGCTGCTGGTAGTTCGCCGAGTCTGTCAGACCGATGCCGGCGATGAACCGGGTATTCGTCGCTTGTGCAACCTGCGTCCACCACGTCGAATCACTGCTGCTGGCCGTCACGTCGCGGAGGACCTTGATGCCGCCGAGGTAGTTGATGCAGTTCTCGATCAACGGCAGGCCGGCCGTCTGGTAGCCCGCGTAGTCAATGTGCGTGTTCACGCCAAAGCCATTCAGGACATTTTGCGCATTGACCGCCTGCCTTCCGGTGGCGTCCGTGGGGATCGTTCCTGCCGGCGTGCCGCCAGATGAGTCGACCGACACCGCGATGGCGATGGAGATCGAACTGCTGTTGCCTGCCTGGTCGGTGAACCGGACCACGACGTTGTCGCTGCCGGCGGTTGCGGAGGCGGTGTAATAGAGGTCAGCCGCAGCCGCCTGGCAGGCTGCCAGGGTGTTGGAATAGGTGATGGACTTCCCGCCGCTTCCCGCAACCTGAGAGCCTCCGACGGTCGTTGTGACGGTGCCAGATGTGCATGTGAGGAAGATCGTGCACGATCCTGCAGCAACCGCCGCGGCCTGGTCAGAGATGGAGATGCCAGGCATGCCCAGGACGTTGTTCACAATGACGGAGCCCGTCGCAGGACCGGTGATCACAGGAGCTGCCGTGCCCGAAGTCTGGGATCCGGCAACGCTGCCAGCCCCGGCAACCGGGGTGGCGCTGGTGATTGCCGTGACAGGGGAGGACGTCGACGAGCCGGCGCTATTCACCGCTGTGACCTGGAAGTCGTAGCTGGTCTGAGCAACGAGGCCGGTAACTGTCTGGGACGTGCTGGTGACCGGTGAGCCAAAGTTGGTCCACGGGGATGTCCCCGTCACCCGGTAGGCGACCTGGTATGAGAAGGGCGCAGTGCCGGACGCCGGCGCGGTCCAGCCAACCAGGATGGTGCTGCTTGTCGGCGATCCAGCGGAAACTGCAGTGGGTGCCGACGGTGAGGCAGTCGCCGCGGCGGTCGTCGAGGCGGTAGCGGTTGGTGAGGTAGCCGACCCCCCTGAATTTAGTGCCACGACGCGGAAGTCGAAGCTGGTGGCCGGCGTCAGGCTGGTAATGGTAGCGGAACTGCCGGCCGTCGCCGGGCCAGAGGACCACGATCCGGCTCCTGCCGGACTATACTGGACTTGATAACTGATCGGCTGTGTGCCGGTTTGTGAGGGGGTCCAGGTCAGCACTATCGTTGTGCTGGTTGCATTGCTCAGCACAAGGCCGCTCGGCGCTCCTGGCGCTGTGGCGCCAATCGTCACGCTGGCGGTCGGCGACACGCTTGATCCGTAGGTGTTTGACGTGACGACCTGGAAATCATAGCGCGTGCCGGACGTCAGGCTGGAAATGGTGGTGCTCGTGGCGGTCTGCGCCGCCCCCCAGTTCGTCCACGACGCTGTGCCCGACACCCGATACTGAACCTGGTAGGAGAACGGCGGCGTGCCGACAGATGGCGCCGACCAGGAAAGAGATACGGCCGAAGTGGTTGGTGTGCCGGCGATCAGTGCCGTGGCGGGGCCCGCTCCCACGCCGCCGGAGACGGCCGTTGTCGCTAGAGGAACCCAGGCGTTCGAGGCCGGCTGGTACACCTCATAGGTGTTGTTGTCGGCGTTCGCGCGGATGTCGCCAAGGAGGCCCGAGCTAGGGCGCTGCAGGCTGGTGCCGGCCGGGAGCCGAGCCGAAGACGTTCCGGCGATTGTAAAGCGATCGGCGCCCGTGGTGGCGGTCAGGCCACCGCCGGTCGGATCGTAGAACATGCGGGCGGTGCCGGCGCGGTTGAACGCGATATCCCCTGGAAGAGCGCCGTTGCCCCCCTCACTCAGCCAGATGCCGTGGACAGATACCGGCGTGACCGTCAGACCCTGGGCCGCATCGGCTGCCGCAACTGGGGATGCGAACGTCAGAACCCCGGTTGTGCCCCCCGGCGCCAGGTTCACGGCGACAACGCTGTAGGCGTGCCCGTTGATGGTCACGGCCTTCGGGTTGCTGGCGTTGACGGCCGCCGCCGGCGAGCCTGCAGACGCGAAGGCAAGTGCGTTGGAGACAGTGATCGCGCTGACCGGAGCGCCGGGAGTCGCCGACGTAATGGTGCCCACCGATCCGAGCGCCGCGCGCATATCAATGCCGGCTGTGCTGTAGCCGCCGCCGACCTCGACTATGACTTTCGCGTAGGCGGTGGTGCTGGTGGCAACAACGGACAGGCCGCGGGCGAATTCAGCCGGGGCGCCGCCCGTAGAGACTGCCGATGCCTCGCCGTAGGTGATGCTCATGCCGTAGCGAAGATCGGCATCATCCCGATTGTTCGCCTGGACGGAGCCGGACAGGAAGGTTGCGCCGCCCGCCGAGAGCGAGGCGAGGCCCGTGGAGTCGACGACCGAGCCGCTGAACCCCGTGCCGTCAGCCATGCGCCGGCCGGAAGGCACGCCACCGGCGGGGGCTGTCTTTGCAACCTGCGCGACAACCGCCGAGTGCTGAGACCCCGATCCAGTCGCCGCCGTCGAGCGCAGGCACGAGATCGCCAGGCTGCCGAAGATGTTCATGACGTTGCCGGCCGGCCCGTTGCCCGTTCCGTCCCCGACCACCGCCAACGTCATGGCAATGGACGAGTAGGGCACGACCGGCCCATCCACCATCAGGGCGGTGTAAGAGCCCGAGATGAGGGCGCTATCGCCGAGGCCACCGCTCGGGCGTGTGAGTGCCAGAGCGGCAGAGTTGTTCCCACCGGCTGCCGGCTGGTTGATGGTCAGGGGCCCGACCGCGCCACCTGTGGCGTCAAGTTTGCTATTCAGCGCCGCATCCAGCGCTTCAGCCGTCAGAACCTCATTGGGCACGAATGATGCAACGGTCATGGTATTCCCGGAGAATGGGGCCAGAATTGTGATGAAGCCGGACGCCGACGTGCCTGCGGCATTCGCGGCGAGGATCTGGAAATCGTAGTCGGCGCCGGGGGTGAGGCCCGACGCAGTGCCGGCGGTTGCCGACGTTGGACTTCCCGCGTTGGCCCAGGCGGCTGCGCCGTGAATCCGGTACTGGATCACGTAGGCGACCGGCGCGGTCCCGAACGTCGAGGCGGTCCAAGTGAGGGACACGGAGGTCGGCGTGATGATCCAAGCCGTGGGAGTCCCGGGCGCGCTGGGTGGCAACGTCGCGGCCGTTGTCGCAGCGGTCTGTGTGGTCGTCGTCGCAGTACCGGCGGCGTTGCTCGCAACCACCTGGAAATCATACGTCCCGCCAGCGGATAGGCCGGAGACGGTTGCGGTCAACGCGGAGGTCTGCGTTCCGAAGTTGATCCACGACGCGCTGCCCGCGATGCGGAATTGCGGCTGGTAGTTGATGGGCTGCGTTCCGGTCGCCGAGGCCGTCCAGGTGAGGGTGGCCGCGGTCGGCGTCACGGCCGAGATGCTCAGCGTGGGTGCAGACGGCGGCACGCCAATCGCGACGGTGGATACTGACAGCGGCGCGGATTGCGTCGAGCCGATGACATTCGAAGCCGCGACGCTGACTTCGTAGGCGGTCCCTGGTGCAAGGCCGATGACGGTAGCCGTCAGTGCTGAACTCGGGATGCCCGAAAACACCCAGGCCGCGGCGCCAACGGCCCTGTACTGGGCCTGATACGTGATGGGCTGCGTACCGGACGCCGACGCCACCCAGGAAAAGGTGACCGAGTTCGTGGTGGAGGCGACGAACGTCAGTCCGGTGGCGGGCGCGGGCGCGTTGCCCGTGCTTGCCGTTGCCGTGCTGATCGGTCCGGAAGGGGTGGACCCCACGGGGTTGGTCGCCACGACCTGCAGATCGTAGGGGGTCGCGCTGGAGAGCCCGGTGATCACGACCGACGTTGCGCTGATCGGTGATCCGAAACTCGTCCACGCCGTCTGGCCGGTTACCCTGAACTGAGGCAGGTAGGTAACCGGCGGTGTGCCAGTGACGGGCGCCGTCCAACTGAGAGTCAGCGATATCGCGGTGATCCCGCTGACTGCCAGGCCGGTAGGAGTGGAAGGCTGCACCCCGCTGACGGTTGTCGCCGTGATCGGCGCGGATGTAGCCGAACCGATCGCGTTGGTTGCCACAACCTCGAGGTCGTATTCCGTCCCCGGGGTGAGCCCAGGAATCGACGCAGAGGTTCCCGACGTCGGGTTTCCGGCGTTTGTCCAAGATCCAGACATTAACGAAGAAGTCCTTTCTGGCGCCTAGCCAAACAGCGCGGTCATGTCGCCTCGATTGATCACCCAAGGATCAGTCAGGGCGGCGGCAACGTTCTTCACTTCCGCCATGCCCCAGCCCACGTTGGCGCCATTGCCGTCCCACCACTGCTGCCAGAACACCGTCTTTGGCATGCCCGACTTGATCGCGCTGATCAGCGTCGTCTCGGCGAATGACGCATCGCCTGCGTTGGGCCCGCCGCTGCCAAACTCCGCGAGGCAGACAGGCTTGCCGAGGGTCAGAAGCGTGTTGTAGTCGCTCTGCGCTTGGCTCGGGCTGCTGGTGTAACAGTCCTGACCAACTACATCGACGTAACTCGACCCGGGATAGCGGGCAGCGATACCGCCCATGCCGGTGTTGATCGAGTAGAGCCAGACAAGGTTCTTTAGACCCTTGGTGTTGGTGAAGTAGTCATGGACGAACCGCCACAACGCGATGAACTGTGCGTTCGACAGGAAGCCAGTGCCCCACCAGAACCAGTTGCCGTTCAACTCGTGGAACGGTCGCAGGATGACCACCACGCCTTGCTGCTGGAGAATTTGCAGGCCGGTTGCAACCTCGTCGATCATCGACATGAAAGCGCTGTTGGTCGCCGTCCCGCTGGTCAGCAGTCCAGCCGCATCGAGGTTGGAGACATCCCCCGAGTAGCCGCCCGTGGTCGGGTTGGGCATCGACAGGATGAGCGTTACGAGGCCGCCGGCATTCCAGTAGGTGATCGCGTTGGCGTTGAACGGATACCCCGACACAGGACCGCCGGTGCCCCCAAAGTGCCAGTAGTCGCCACCGACCATTCCAAGCCACTTGCCGGTCGAGTTGTAGATTTGCTGGATTGGCGACAGTGACCCGAGCTCGATGAACTGGCCGCTGATCGTGTGGGTGCCAGCGATTGAGGACAGGTAAGAGACGACATTCGCCGCCGTAGGAACGCCGGGCGGCGTCGGTGTTGGCGTCGGAGTCGGAGTGGGAGTTGGCGATGGCGTCGGGGTGGGAGTTGGCGTCGGGGTGGGAGTTGGGGCCGGTGTGGGCGTAGGTGTTGGCGTCGGGACATGGACGCGGAATTGCGGCTGGTAGCTGATGGGTTCCGTGCCCGTCGACGGGCTCCAGGATAGCGTGAGCGACGAGCCGGTGATCCCTGAGGTCGTCAGGCCGGAAGGGGCAGACGGCGCAGTCGGTGTCGGTGGCGGCCCGGGGTTTGGGGAGCTGGTTGACGCCGTGACAACCGCAGAGGCAGTGGCGCCGGCCGTGTTGGCAGCCACAACCTCGAAATCGTAGGACGTGGCGCTGATAAGGGACGTGATGTCGGCGGAAAGCCCAGAGATCGGGCCGCCAAAATTCGACCATGCCCCGGTTCCGCGGACCCGATACTGCGGCTGATAGGTGACCGATGCCCCCGTGGATGCCGTCCATGACAAGGCCACCGATACCGTGGTGATGGCTCCCACCGTCACGGTCGGCGCGGACGGAATCGTGGCAGAGGGCTGCCTGGCGACAAACTGAAGTTGCGAATAGACCTGCTGCTGGCCCGGCCGCGCCGTGCCAGACCATCCTCCGGTGAGCACGCCATCCGGCGCTTGGCCGCTCAGATCGCCCCATGCCCACCAACTTGTCGAAACAGGCTGTTGACCGGCAGCAATGGTGAGGCCGTTGGGAGCGGTCCCATTGAGGTAGGACACGACACTGGATGCCCAGGCCTGCTCGGCGGCAATCATCTGCGCCGTCGTCAGGCCGTTGGCCGCCTGGGTGTCGTACCCCGCGTTATCGAGCGAGGCTCCAATCTCGCCGATCCAGACGGGCGCAATGTTGCCGGAGACGAGGTAGCCCCACTGCGCGTTCTGATCCGCGATCCACTGCGTTCCGAGATCGTAGGCGGTTCCGGAAATAGTCTTCGGGTACTGGTGCACCGAGTAGACGACCTTCCCCGGCGTTTTTAACACGACCGGTGCCGTAGCTGCCTTTGTCAGGTTCGTTCCCGATACCCCGAGGGTGCCATTGTCGATCGGCCCCTGGCAGATGATCAGCACGTTCGGGTTCACCGCCTGGATGGCGTTCCCGACTGTCTGATACATGGCGCGAATGTCGTTTACCTGACCGGTCCCCCACGTCAGGCCCGGGCTTTGGCCATATCCGTAGGTCAGCGGCTCGTTGTGGATATCGAAGCCGATAACCGTGCTGTTGCCGGCATAGCGCGTGGCGATTGAGACCCAATTCGCCTGGAACGTCGCGGCCGTGATGGTGCCGGTGTTGCCGGATCCGTCTGTGCCGTCTGTGCCGGGGCCCTTGTCATACCAAAGGCCGTTCGACTGCTGGCCGCCCCAGCCGTGAGCTCCGCCTTCGTTCGTGTGGTGATTGATGATGACCTTGAGGCCGACGGCGCCGGCCGCGGCCACCATGGCGTCCATCACCTGTAGCGGAGTCTGGCCGACCAGGGACGGGTTATACGAGTTTGAGCCGATGTAGGTTGAGCCCGAGGAAAAGAAGCCGGCGTCGTTGTAGGCCAGGCGGAGGCAGTTGAACCCCAGCGCGACAATCTGCGCCATCATGCTGGCAAGCGGAGCTTGGTCGAGGCCCTGGGGGGCGTTGCCCGCCCCGTCGCCGCCATTCCAGCCGATCGAGGCAATCCGCACGAAATTGCCGTTCTGATCGACAATCTGGCTGCCGCTCGTGCTGAGATAGCCACGCGGCAGGAGCTGCGGGCCGCTCGACGTGCTGCCACCTGATCCGGAGGATGCCGGAAGCGGGCTTACGGATGTACCGCTGGTGGGCGACCATGCGGCAGAGGAAGAACTCTTTCCGCGCCAAACGCCTGAATTTGTCTCGTACCAAACCACACCATTGACGTATGCCAACTGCGCCACGCTGGACGTCGTGGTGTCGGCGACGCCATTCAGTGCCACGAGGCCGGCCGACGTGATCGTCCACAAATTGCCAGTCGCGTCCGTGATCACGCCGCCGGACCCGGCGGTGACGACCGTGTTGTTCGGCGATGGCGTGGCGGCAGGAGCGCCTATGGGAGCAAGCGGCGGCGGCCCGACATCAAGCCGTGTGCCAGGGCCGTTGATATCAGTGGCTCCAAGCCGAGTGGTTCCGCCCAGGTGCTGGTTCCGAAGTGGACACAGATACTGCACGATCGTTGGAAGATCCGTGTTTGCATCATTGATCCATGAGTCAGAAACATCCTGGTCAGTGAACAGGTGAAATCCGCCACCGCTCTGGTCGCGAGGAATCGCGCCGTAGTGCTGCAGGGTCCACCAAATCTGCTGTCCGGCCTGGGTCAGGCCGCTCGGCATCGGAACGGTTGACGGTATCCCAACAGTGGTCCCGAAGAGCAGGTTGCCCGTGTAGAGGTTTATCCCAGCTTGCCAGTCCTGGTAGGCACACGGCCACGCATTCGGGTTCAGCAGGCCATTGGGATAGTCAGGATTGCCCTGGTTGGCCGGGATCGCGTTGCCCTTGAAGTACATCGCATCATGCGAGTACCGCAGCATGTGCTGGATCGCCGTAACCGTTGTCGAGCCAGGCATCCGCGCCGGGTTCCGCGCCGGGTCCAGGTCATACGCACGAATCAGCCCGGCAGCCTGCAGTTCGCCGGCGTGACCGGTCTCCTGATCCTCGGCAAACTGGTCGGATGTCGCATCCTCGAAACCGGCGCCATGGGCCGTGAAAGGCCCCTGCCCGGCCGCAAAGCTCGAGATAACGACCGGCCCAAACTCGTAATACATGCCGGGATGGCCGACGGTATCAACAAAGCCATACGGCTGGTCGGTGAAGGCCGGGTACGGGCCAGCCGAATACGATCCCGGCACCAGATGAGCGGTGACCGTCACGGGGGTGCCCGCGCCGTGATACTGGCCAGCGATCTCGTAGTTCTGCATCGTGCCAGAGAAGGTGGCCGTTGGGTTGGATGCCGATTGGCTGACCCAAACCACCGCGCCATAGTTCATCGCCGAGTTGATGAAGCCACCATGGCGAAGGTCCTGGGTGTCCGCGTCGCTGGCGGTCCCCCAGATGCAACCAGAACCAAGGGGGGTATTCCAGACGCAGTTGTTCCCACCGGGATGATTGAACCAGTCACGAGTACTCAACGGAGTAGCCTTTGCTTAGTTGGACGCCAGCTTTGCTATGGAGGCGCCCGTTCATCTGTCCCAGGCGGGGTTTAACTGCCGGAATTACCCGCCAGGGTGTCGCCAGAGAGGCGCGAGACGTTCAGAACAAACGTAGAGTCGAGCTCGGACCCGCTTTGTCCGCCGCTGGTCTGGGGCGACGTCTTCTGTGTAGACACCCACATGATCGTCGCAACTGGCTTCACGCTGTTGATCGCGTCGTAGACCTCCTGGTCTGACGCGCTCAGAAGCTCCCCGACCCCAGAGCTGTACTCGATCGCTCCTACTCCATAGCCACCGATCGCGACGTTGCTGTTCGATGATGCCGCATCGGACGGACCGAAATCCGACGAAAAATCAGAAGACCAAACTCTCGCCGGGATCGATTTCGAGCCCTTACCGCCGTACCCCTGCACGCCCACTGTGGTTGCCACACTCGGCAGGTTGGTCTCGATCAGTGCCTGGAAAGGCATGTTGTAGCTGCCGTAGCCGCCGGCGACGCCGTAGGCGAGGCCCGTATTCACCTGTGCGCCGGCCGCGCCGTATCCTCCGGTATCGCTGGCTTTGCTCGGCTCGAAGATCCTGGGGGCGGAACCCGTCAGTCTGGTCAGGGCATCGGAGATCGCCTGCCGGGTGCCCATCTCCTGGAAGATCGAGGCCCGAATGCGGCTGCTGTAGGCAGCATCCGCTTCCCCAGGCCGACGGGAGAGAGTCGTCCCCAGGAAATCTGAGGCGATGATGTCGAGGTTGATGTCCGTCGCCGTGGCGATCCGGCGCTGTGCCTCCACGTAACTGAGCAGCGCCCACATCGAGACCCAGATGCTGGCGATGCCCGCAAGAAGACCATCGAGGACCGGCGTGCTGCCTGGATCTCCAACCCAACCGCGAGGCAGAACAGCCTTCAGCCGGGCGATGAAATCATCCTGATCCCCGACCATCAGTTGATTACCACGCTTGCCCCGGTCGCCTTGACGACCTGAGTCGGGCCGCCGCCAAGATCGGCCGTGCCGCCGTTGAGCAGGACGCTACCGACGGTGGACACGCCGGCGACACCATAAGCCAGGGCGGAAAGTCGTGTGTAGGACAGCGCATGGCCGATGCCGAGGCCGTTGATGTATGTCTCGATCGCGTCAGCAACCAGGCCCTGCAGCGTAGCCTTCGAGTAGCCTGCGCTGGGGGCGATCACCATCGAGACTGTCGCGACCAGAACCGCGGGGGGCTGAACGGTGAACGTGGAGCCGATGGGGCGCACGAGGTCGATTGCGGCATAGACTGCGGCAATCAGCGCCGTAGCCGGGTTCCCGGATCCATCATCAATGGTGACGGTGAAAAATCCAGGCTGCGCCACGCCATTCGGCAGCGTGTTCTCGATGATCGCATAGCTCAGGCCCTGCTGGACCGTCGCGATCGCATTCTGCACAGCGGCCAGCGTGGCGCGAGCCCGGGTGGCGATGAAGACGTTGAAGCGGCCCTTCAGTGAGGCATCTGACTCCGCATCTGTTCCGCCGCTGAAGACGGTGGCGTTTGTGACCGTATCGACGCCGGGAACTGCCGTCGCCAGCAGCGAAACCGCATTCGCCTGGATGTTTCCACCAGAGCCCGGCGTGATCGCCTGGACCGGCACGTCGATTGAGGTCAGGCCTGCAGTCAGCAGGTAGCCCCCCATCTGAGGGCTCCATGTCGCAATGGACGTGTTGGCGACGACGCCGAAGGACTGAGACAGATCGGCCGTCAGAACTTGCACCCCGTTGGGATTGACGGAGCCATTGGCGTTGAAATAGGGCGGGATGAACGCGGAAATTCCGCCGGAATATCGGCTGAGCGTGACGGTTCCATTGGAGGCAACGGCCGGCGATCGCGAGAGGCCGAAGTCTCCGACGAATGTATCAACGTCCTTGCCGGTCGATGTGGCCAACCGCTGGCCAAGCCACACCTGGATGATCAGATACTGGATCCAAAGCCCGATCGAGGCACAGCCTTCGAGAAGCGACCGCGAGACTGAACCGACGGCCAGATTCAAAAGCTTCTTGCACCGAGCCTGAGAGGCCGCGGCAGCGTTGTTCACCATCGAGGTGAAATTGAGTAGCGAAAGTGCCACGATCAGGTCGCTCCGAGTGCTAGTCGCCGACCGGGACAGTCAGGAGTTGCTGCGCGCCAGTCGAAGCGTCTGCGTATTTGATGGTCAGGACGACCGAACTGTCTTTTCTGGATCTGGCGGTGATGGATGGTGGCGGCGTGGGTGCCACCGAGGATTCAAGAGCCATCTGCGCGCGAGCGATTGCCGCGATCCGCAAGGGCGCGGCCGGCCGGCCCAGGAAGTTTGCGAGACCTCCACCGTATTTGAGCCACCAGATGTAGTTCCCGGGATTGGTCAGCAGACGACGGTAGATGCGGTCCTGACTCAGCTGCGTGCCCGTTGAAACCGCAAGATCGCCCGTGGCATCGATGGACAGATCGCCGCCAAAGGTCAGGGCCAGGTCGCACGTATCCTCGCCAACCATGACGTTGAGAGTGCCGCTCATGGGTTGGTCCTATTCGGGTCTGTGTTTGATGCGGCGGGGCCGTCGGCTGCGCTGGCGGTCTATTCGGGGTCCTGCTGGGCGGTAGGCCAACCGCCGTTGCCCCCGTGGGTATGAGTGTCGTAGTGCTGTCTCAGGCGGTCGAGCGATCCATGGGTATCAGACACGTTGCCCTTCTGCGCCGTGATGTCGGCTTGGGTCGCAATGATGTTGCCTTTGGATGCGATGATGTCGCCATTGCGGGACGTGATGGTCTTGTCGACCGTCAGGTTTCCATCAATGCGGACGTCGCCTTTGATGTGGATCGTCCCATCATCGCAAAGCCTTCCTTTCC